ATACTCATGCAGCAGTATGATGTTACGGTTTTCTCTTATAATGGCGGTTACATGTTTGAGCAGGCTACGGGGCTGTTCAAAGAGTACATCGATTATTGGATGCGCATAAAGGAGACGACAACAGGCGGTTTGAGACAGCTTGCAAAGCTAATGCTAAACTCGCTTTACGGGAAGTTCGCAACCAACCCAGACGTTACGCCGAAGATTCCGTATCTGAAAGATGACGGAAGCGTTGGTTACCGACTTGGCGATAAAGAAACGCGTGACCCTGTTTACACCCCTATGGGGTGCTTCATTACTGCATGGGCAAGACATAAGACCATAACCGCTGCGCAAAGCGTGTATGATAGGTTCATGTATGCGGACACTGATAGCATACATGTTTTGGGTACTGAACCAGTACAGGGAATTGAAGTTCATCCTACGCACCTTGGTGCTTGGAAACACGAGAGCAATTTCAGCATGGCTAAATATATCAGGGCTAAAACGTACATGGAAAGAATCTATCAGGTTGGCAAGATGGTTGATGGCGAATACAGAATGGTTGACGTTCAGCCGTTCGATGACGTTAAGTGCGCAGGTATGCCAGAGGAATTGAAGCGCATGGTTACGTTCGACAGTTTCAAAAGGGGCTTGCAACTTCATGGGAAGTTGAAGCCAAGGCACGTTAGGGGCGGCATAGTGCTTGAGCCTATAACGTTCACGCTCACCTGATAGGAGGTAACATATGATTGAGCGTAGCTTTAGGATTGATGAAGTGATGTACGAGCAGCTTAAAGAGATAAGCGAGCGGGAGAATCTGCCCGTTTCCTATCTTGTTCGCGTTGCGATTTCGCAGTTTTTGAACGCCTATTCCGATTCGATTGATTTGGTGAAAATGAACGCGAGTGCTTGACAGTGCTTGTGAAGTGGCATATATTGGCTATGGTGATACCCAATCCGTCTGGACGATGACCGATGCGGGATTGCTACGGGTGATACCGCCCGCACGAGTGCGAGCCGCATTAGCAGCGGCGGCGTTTCGGGAATGGCAATATCACCAGCACAGTCAGCCCTCGCCACGGTCACAACCAGATGGTGGGGGCTATTTTGTTGAAAGGAGAAGGAATGAACCTAGAGGAGTTGCTTGCATGGCTTCGTGAGCGCATGGAGGATGGCGAGTACGCCACCGCAGAGACGTTCTTGAAGGACATGCAGAAGCGGGGTGCCGACTTTGACGAGTACCGCAGTTCCTCGGAAGCGCGAATGAGCGAGTACGCAGCTAACGGGGAAGCGATGAAGTCAGAGATTCAGTCCCTTAAAGCCCGCAATTATGACCTGTTGATGCAGCTACCTGCTGACAACAGCGGGGACAATGATGGTGACGGTGTGGTTATTGAGGACGTTGATGACGATGGCACCGTGTACCACATCGACAATCTTTTCACTGATGACAAGGAGGATGGAAACAATGGCAACTAAGACGATTAAAACTCTGAACGCGACGAATGAGCAGATTTTGAACGCTATTCGTACTGATGCTTCGTTCGCGTATCAGCAGCGAATCCCTGCCGCAACGCAGGGTGACATTACTGACACGGTGAACAACCTGCTTGAATATCGACCGATGATGAACGAGTTTATTGATGCGCTTGTGAACCGCATTGGCGATGTTGTTATCAAAAGCAAGGTGTGGACTAATCCGCTTGCGCAGTTTAAGCGCGGCATGATGCAGTACGGCGAGACTATCGAGGAACTCGCGACGACGCTGATTCAGGCTAAACGATATGACCCTAATTCTTGCCATGAGGATGTTTTCAAGTGCAGCCCTCCTGATGTTATGAGCAACTTTCACAGCATCAACCGTCAGGACTATTATCCGCTGACTATTAACGACATGCTTTTGCGCCGTGCTTTCCTTACCGATTATGGACTTCAAGACCTTGTTGGGCGCATCATGGAAACTCCGTACACGTCTGATTATTGGGACGAGTACCTTATCATGCGCAACCTGTTTGCCGTGTACGCGAGTACCGACGGGTTCTACAAGGTTCAGGTTCCTGATGCGTCGGCAGCTGCTACCCGTTCGGAGAAGCAGGATGACGCGATGGCAATCACCGAAGCCGTGCGCTCGATGGCTGGAAAGATGCGTTTCCTTTCTGGTCAATACAACGCCGCTGGTGTTCCCACGTTCACGAACAATGATGACCTTGTTCTGTTTGCCACGCCCGAATTTGTGGCGATGCTTGACGTGAACGTTATCGCGTTCGCGTTCAACGCTTCGGCTGCTGACTTCAAGATGCGCGTTGTCGAGATTGACGATTTCGGCATTGACGGGTGCCAAGCCATTCTGTGCGACCGTGATTTCTTCATGTGCGCGGACACGCTGATTGACTTTGAGAGCATCCGCAACCCGAAGGCGATTTCTTGGAACTACTGGCTGCATCACCACGGCATTTACTCTGTGTCCCGATTTGTAAACGCCGTCATGTTCACCACCGAAGCTGGTACTAGTGTGACTGTTCCCGCCATTAAGGCAACTGGTGTTACGCTTGATTATGCGGAGGTTGATGGAGTGAAGCCCACTTTTGCAGAGCGCGGTGGAAAGACGCGCCTTATCGCCACGGTTCAGGGTACTGTTACTCCCGAGACCGAGGGGTATGCTGTCCCGCAGGGCTGTACGTTCGCAATCACCGCGAACAACACTGGTGTCGCGAGCGGCGGCGTTCGCCTGAAAGTGGGGACTTTCGTTGACGCAGAGGGCGTGCTGCACGTGGATGCGGACGAGGTTGCGGAGAACGTGACCGTCACCGCGACCAGCACTTACATCGACCCGACCGTTGCGATGGGTTCGCAGGTGTACCAGCACAAGGATTTGATTATCGGTATCGACAAGGTGTACAGCGCGGGCTAAGGAGAAAGTCATGGCACAAGATTTCCCTGGGTTGCCAGAGAACATCTACGACTATGAGAATAGGTTCAACTATTCGGTGTGGACACCGAACACGTCTATTCTTATGTGCAACGTGCCGTGGGATTCTTCGTACCGTGATGTGGTGCGCTTTGATTCCAACGAGGAGCGGGACGCATATTTCGCGTCCCGCTCCGACGACGGGTACGCGTTCACGCTCAACGGGCTTGTCTACCTTCGGTACGGCGAGCCTGTACGCGTGAACGCGCCCTTCGACATGGTCACACGTTGCAACTACATGGTCGTTAAGAACGCGTTGCAGCCCGTTCCGCCGTCTGGCAGCAGGAAGCCAGACGTTTTCTACTACTTCGTGAACGACGCGAAGTACATAGCGCCGAACACCACGCAGGTTAACGTGCAGCTCGACGTGTGGATGACCTATTACGACAGAATCAACTTCAACCTATGCTATGTGAACAAGGGGCACATCGGCATCGCCAACGAGAACAGTACTATCGACAACTTATCGGACTACTTGACCGACGCCGAGGGATTGAACATAGGAGACGAGTACGAGATTGCAGACATCGCAATCGACAACTTTCTCAACGAGCCGCCGTACATCGTCATCATGTGCACGGCTGATTTGACGGCGGGGTTCGGCACAGTGTCCAACCCGACGCTCAAGACGGCGACAGGCTCGATAAACGACGGCATGCCCTCTGGCTCCGCAGTGTACGCTTGCAGCAGCGAGAACTTCCTCGCTCTGATGGGCAAGCTGCAAGATGCGCCCTGGGTATCGCAGTGCATCAGCATGGTAACGGTTGTGCCAGCCCGATTCGTGCAGAACGCGACGAAGACGACGGTAGCGGGCATAGACATGCTCGCCATGCCCGACAATCCTGCGGAGAACATCGGGTCGCTGGACGTTCCGAACATCATGGGCATGTTCCATATCCCAGAGCGCTACAGGAATCTCTTGAAGTTCTACACGTCACCGTATTGCGTGATAGAGATGACGGGGTACAACGGCGGAGAAGTCGTGCTGAAGCCCGAGTGCTTGGAACTTGACGACGACGATGGAATATCAATCTTCACCAACACGGTCGTTGCGCCGCCTGACATCCGCGCCTATTCTTACGTTGCGGGCTACAACACGGCGAAAGGCGTCGGCGGCAGCGTCGATGCGGACTACTATCTTCCGAGCGGCGGAGACCCGTTCTCTCATTCGGAGTACAACGAGGAGGGATTGGACATCGCGATTCAGTTCAGCAACTTTCCGCAGTTCTCGCTTGTGAACAACCAGTACATATACTATTTGGCGTCGAACAGAAACAGGCTCGCGTACCAGTTCGCCGCTGCGGACTGGTCGCAGCAGAAGTCGCTCACGGCGGCGCAGCTCTCGTTCAACCAGAGCGGCGCGAACATGCAGAACGCATGGGCGAACCAGCAGGTGGCCAACCAGGCGAACTGGGCGCTAAGCGGCATCTCGCAGGAGAAGAACCTGTGGAACGGCGCATCGTCAATGATTTCGTCAGGCGTGGGTGCTGTGGTCGCCGATAAAGCTGGCAACGTCGGAAGCGCCGTGTCAGGCGTTACCAACATGGCGCTTTCTGGGGTGAACACCGCTCTGAACGCCGATTGGATTAACAGGACTACCGCGACGCAGGTGGGAGCGGCTACGGCGACCACGCAGAACAACATCGGTTTGCAGGGATACATGCGGGACACGAACTACGATTACGCGGTGTACGCCGCGAACGGGGATTACGAGACTGCCATACAAGGCATACAGGCGAAGGTTCAGGACGCGCGGCTCACGCAGCCGTCCACCTCTGGGCAGAATGGCGGCGACGCGTTCAACTTCTGCAAGGGCTACATGGGAGTGCGCTTGAAGTTTAAGCGGCTGAAGCCGAACTTCATGCGACAAGTCGGCGACTTCTGGCTGCGGTACGGTTACTACGTGAACCGCTGGATTGTCCCGCCCGCCGACCTGAAGTGCATGGAGAACTTCACGTACTGGAAGATGCAGAGCGTGTCCCTCTCGTCGAGCGAGGTTCCCGAGCTTTTCAAGGAGAGCATCAGGGGCATTTTCGAGAAGGGCGTGACAGTTTGGGACGACCCTGATAAGATGTACAAGATTGACCTTGCAGATAACGAGCCTGTTGAGGGGGTGCGGTACTGATGGCTAAAAAGAAGCGTAAAAACACTTGGCAATCTGCCGAAATGAACAATCTTCAATACCGTATGTATTATGAAATGCTTGAGCAGATGGCGTGTGCGATATATCGGTGGGAAGGATTGCCTACAGAGATTGACCAGAGATTTTTAGAACTAACGCTTTTCAATCGCGGTATGAGCGTGTTTTTCTGGGATGACGAGTACGACGCCTATTTCTCCACTATGGGTGCGCCGTCTGGGCAAATCAACATGTACCAGAATCCGTTAGCATACATCGCGTATGGGACAAACGGATTTCATCGTCGTTTGAAGTCAACGGAGTGCGTACCGATATGGAACAACTACTTGCGCCGCCCCGACATTAACGCCATGCGCATATACGCGCATCGCCTTGCAGACATTGACAGAACCGTGGACGTGAACCTCATGACACAGAAAATGCCAATCTTTGCGATTGTTCCTGAATCGCAGAGATTAACCATTCAGAACCTTATGAAACAGTACGTGGGCAATGAGCCTATTATTGTTGGCGCTGATGGGATGTTCGACCCGTCGCAGATAACGTATCTCAATTCTGGTGCGCCGTTCATCACGCCAGAACTGCTAAAGGCAAAGCAAACCGTTTGGGCAGAGATAATGACGTACTTTGGAATCGAGAACACCAACATAAGCAAGGCAGAGCGAGTGCAGAGCGCAGAAGTGGAAGCCAACAATGGGCAGATTGAAGCGAACAGGCTTATCAGGTTGAATTGCAGACGTGAAGCGTGCAGGCAAATCAACCGTAAATACGGGCTTGAAGTTTGGTGCGACATGAACAAGGATGTTTCTACCGACAATATGAACACGCTTCTTATGGTTGACCCCGAGATTCAATCGGAAGGGGGCATGGGGCTATGAGTTTGTATGAAGATGGAGAGTGCGGTGTCCCGTACCATCGTGGGGCTATATTCACGGTTGAACTTGGTTCGCTTGTTGAAAACGGTTTTGATTTGGGACTTGACACCTACCCTATTTTTGACGAAAATTACCGCACACCGCTGAACGCTAAGATTGTGGAGCATTTCTTCTTTCGGGAGATAGGGATGGAAACGCCCGCGCTCTTCAAGCGATTCCTGAACCGCAAGATGAACGAGATTATGCCGTTCTACAACCAGCTGTACAAGAGCGCCCTGCATGACTTCGACCCTTTCAGCAACTATGATATGCGTACCGAAGGAAGCACCACAGGAACATCCGACCAATCTAGGGATTATTCGCGCACGGAGAATACGAACACGAAAGCCACGAGCGATACGGTGAACGACACCGACTCCAAGGCGCGGACGGTCGTGAGCGCCACGCCGCAGATGCAGCTTTCTGGAAACGAGGATTACGCTACCAACCTAACCGACAGCAACAGCAGCACCACTGCTAAAGGCACAAGCACACAAGACAGCAGCGCAGACAGCGCAGCAAGCGATACCACGAAAGCGAGTTCAAAAACGCTAGAGGATTACGTAACGCACGTGAGCGGCATATCGGGTATCACCAAAGCACAAGCCCTCATGCAGTTCCGTGATACGTTCCTCAATATCGACATGATGGTAATTGGCGATTTGAACGAACTTTTCATGGGTATATACACTGATTATTGGAACGCTCTTTAGGGAGGTGAGATTATGGGAATCTATTATCCGTTTCTTGGTGGCGGTCGGACGTGTAATCAGATTACAACGCCGCTTGTGTATGATGAATCGCTTTCCGTAGAGCAGCAGATTGCTTGCCTGTTTGGGAAGATTGCGAACATTGACAGCTATTTCGTGCCCACGGTAGTGTTCGACGATTTCAAGAGCCAGCTACATGCGGAGCAGAAGGCGCAGACGAAGCAGCTCGAAGGGTACACGGACACAGAGGTCACTAAGCTTGACAAGAGCTTGCGTGACCTGATTGCAGGATTGCAGGTCGGCCTGTTCGTATGGAACGTCACGGTAGGCGCATACACTGACAACGTACGCGCGATGCGGGACTTCTTCAACGACGTCACGGTGCACGCAATCACCGTAGACCAGCTTGCACAGCTAGACCTAACCGTTGACCAGCTTGCCAACTGCGGGCTGAACGTCCGAGGGCTGGCAGTTTACAGCGGTCAGCTTATAGGAGACGGTTTTGTCCCAGAAGGAATCATGTATGATGAGGAGAGTGTATAATGGCTACAGAGTACACACCGAACTATAATTTGGATTTGTACGCATCGGCGGACAAGCCGAACCTGCGCGACCAATACAACGCCGCGATGGGCAAGATTGACGCGCAGATGAAGAAGAGCGCGGATGACGTCGTGAACGCGAACGCTAACGTCCTCACCCTGCAAACGCAGATGACGGAGACGCAAAAGGACGTCTCTGCGTTGACTGCCACAGTGGAGACGCACGGGACACAGATTACGGGCGCGCAGAAGACCGCCGACGACGCGCTGTCCCTCGCGCAGACAAATGAGACCGACCTAGCGGGAACGCAGGCGGACGTGACCGCGCTAACTGGACGCGTGACCACGGTAGAGGGCACGGCGACCAAGAACAAGGTAGACATCGCCGCGCTGGGCACCCGCGTCGATGGCTTGCAGACGGATGTTAGCCAGAAAGCGCCCACCAACCACGTGAGCTCTGCCAGCATCTACGGTCAGGGCACGCCTACGATGTTCGGTCATCTGAAGGTGACGGACGCCAGCACTGCGGCGGCGTCCACGGGAACCGCAGCTTCACCGTTCATGGTTAGCCAAGTCGGCGAGCAGGTGAACAAGCTGCGGGCGGATATTACTGCGAAGCCGAAATCAGTCAACGTTACCACCTCCATCGCCAACGTCAGCGCACGTTACGTCTACAGCCCTCTTGCGAGCATCTGCTTGGTGAAGGTCTTCTTATCGAGCGCAACCTTGAATGGAGGGACAACACCGCTCTTCACGCTGCCCGAGTCCCTGCGTCCGACAACGGACTACGACGGCGACGTGTTCTTCTCGAAGACCGCCAACCCGTACGGTCGTATCCACTACAACAGCTCCACGGGCAAGGTCGAGCTTTACTCGTACATCAAGCAGGATTACGACACGAGCGGTAACCTTATATTCTTCTACGGCGAGGTTCCCTCGACCGTGGCACCAGTCTAAAGATAAGGAGGGAGCGAAATGCCGTCAACGAGAACCATATGCTATTATGCAATGTACGTTATCGGAGAGGTGGAGTCCGAGTGGGACTGGACAGCCGTGTATTACAGCGACCCTATCACGATAGGTATGATGCAATGGTACGGTACGCGGGCGGCAGCTCTCCTCAACCGAGTCAAGGACGAGACGCCGACTGCCTACGGGCGGTTGGCGTCCTCGCTGCGCTCCGACCTCGAATCGCACGATGCGGGCAGCACGTGGTGGAACAGCAGGTACCTCAACAGGGAAGAGGGGAACAGCATCGTAACGGTCTTCCAAGACAAGGAGAACCACACGATTCAGGAGAACCAGGCCATCGCAGACTTCGAGGGCTACATCTCGACGCTCGAAAGCTGGGGCATGAGCCAGTCCTACCCCAAGCCGCTGATTTTCGCAATGAGCATGTACCATCAATCACCAGCAAGCGCAGGACAGGTCATTGCAACGGCGAGCGGTAGTGCAGACCTCGATAGGATTTACACCGTTTGCATGAATCATGGCGTTCTTGGGCAGTACAGAAACCGTTACAATACCGTGTACCAGAGATTGAAGGATTGGGATGGCGATAGTGCCCCGCCTGATTTTGGGCAGAGCGGGGACGTTGACACAACGCCTGGGGGTAACAACCCGGGGATTAGCACAGATAAAAGCAAGCTAGGGTACATAATTCAAAATGGCGATGTGCTCATATTATATGGCAGAGACGAGTACGCAAAAGGGGTGATATTCTATCCTGCATCGGGTCAAAGGTGGATTAACGGATACAACGCTGACGGAACTGATATTGGCGGCGGCAACGAAGGTGGCGGTTCTGAAACAGGAAGTGAAGCACAGAACGCGATATGCAATTTGTACCGTTCGTGGCTTGACAAGTTTGCGTATTCGCAGGGTGCAGGAAGGCTCGACCCCGTTAGCAGCGGTTACGGCGACTGCTCATCGACGATTTGGTTCGCGTACCAGCAGGTTGCGGGAATAGACGTGGGGACGTGGACGGGAGACATGGCCGACAAGGGGGAGAGGATAGCCAGCGGGTACTCTTCTGATGACCTTCCCATCGAGGACATGGAGCCAGCCGACCTGGTTCTTATCATGTGGCGCGGATGGAACCCGTCGTTCGACCACGTGGAGCTGTATATGGGGAACAACGAGCTGTGGGGGCACGGTGGGCCAGACTACGGACCAGACCAGACCACGACGGATGCGAGGAGCTACCCACGGCGCATGTACTACTGGGAGGTGAGACGGTACCTATGAGCGAGAGCATGTACTACGATGCGCACGACATCATGACGCGGAACGCCATGTTCAACTTCGTCATCGGCGGGCGCGGAACGGGCAAGACGTATGACTTCAAGTACAAGCGGATAAGGCATTTCATCAAGACGGGCAAACAGTTCATCTACCTGCGCAGGTACAAGTCGGAGTTCGACGACAAGCAGGAGTTCTTTCAGGATATTGTTGACCGCTTTCCATCGTGGGAGTTCAAAGTTGAGGGAATGAAAGGATACATCAGAAAGGTTGCAATAGGTGATGAAAAGCCAGAGAAATGGCGTGTGCTATGTTTCTTCATCACGCTGGCAAACGCGTTGACCAAAAAATCTGTACCCTATCCCGACGTTGATATGATAGGATTTGACGAGTTCATAATTGACAAGGGTTCGCTACACTACTTGCAAAACGAGTTGAAGCAGTTTCAAGACTTCTACAACACGGTTGACCGATTCCAGGACAGAGTTAAGGTAATGTTCATGGCTAACGCCGTCGCACTGACTAACCCGTATTTCATCGGATGGAGATTGAAGCCGAGAAAGGGTAAGCGCTTTCTCATGGCGCACAAGGGGTACATGTGTGTTGAGATTGTGCAGAGCGAAAGATTTAGGGCGCACGTTGACAAAACTAGGTTCGGCCAGATGATACGTGGAACGTCATACTACGATTACGCAGTTGGCAACATGTTCTATGATGACAATGACAAGTTCATAGCCAAGAAGTCGGAGGAAGCGAGATTCTATTTCGCACTCCGATTCGACAACAGGACGGTTGGCGTGTGGGTGGATTACACGGAAGGTGTATACTACGTTTCACGCAGGTACCCGAAGGATGCGCTTGTTTACGTCTTGACAAAATCGGATATGCAGCCTAACCTGCTTATGATAGAGAAGTCTAGCGTCGTGTTGAGAAGCGTTCGCAAGCTGTATATGCAGGGAAGCGTGTTCTTCGACACGATTGAAACGCGAGAGTTCTTTAACAACGTGTTCGACTATCTTGGATTCTAGGATGGAGGTGAAATTATGGACGTTACGTTTGACATGGTGATTACGGCTATCGGCAGCGTTGGTTTCCCTATCGTGGCTTGTTGCTTCATGGGGTGGCTTTACGTGAAGATGAACGACACGCTCAAAGACCTCACGCTTGCCATTACCGCACTCACCACGAAGTTCGACGACCGTGTAGACAAGATGGAGGGATAAATGCACATTGCGATTGCAGGCGGTCATTCCGCCATCGCGAGGGGAGCGTCGGGCTACCTCGACGAGTACGAGTGCGACCGCGCTTTCGTCAGCCAGCTTATAGACGCTTTCGATGCGCAGGGCTGGTACGTCACCGACTGTTCGAACGAGGAGTCCGACGTTTCCGCGGAACTTCGCGAGGAGTGCCGAATCGCCAACGCGTCGGGAGCCGACCTCTTCATCGCCGTCCACTTCAATTCAGGCGGCGGAACGGGAACCGAGGTCTGGCACTATCCCTATTCAAGCGCAGAGACGTACGCGCAGGACGTGAGCCGAGAGCTTGCGTCGGCGCTGGGCTTGCCGAACAGGGGAGCGAAGAGCACGACGGGGCTATACGTCATAAATCATACGGACATGCCTGCTATTCTCATCGAGGTTTGTTTCGTGGACACAGAAGCGGACGCGGAAGCCTGGCACTCAACGACGTGGGAAGACCTGTGTGGTGCCGTCGTGCGCGGGTTAGGTGGAGATTACGAGAAGGAGGAAGACATGCTGACAGAGCATCAGGACATGCTTTTAGCGACAATTTATGAGCAACAGGTGGGGACATACGACCCCACTGGCCGTGGAGTGGCGTTGAACGACCATGACCATATCAAGTGGATTGGCAAGGCTGTGAACGACCTCGCCGACGATGTCAAGGCAATTAAAGGACAGCTAGCCGCCATCTCCGAGAAGCTGGGTTAGCGCTAGAGACAGATAGCTTGCAGCCCTCGAAAGAGGGCTGCTTTTCTTGTTGACATGGCAAGTGGTTTTTGATACTATTCTATTGCAGGCAAACCGATTGAAAGGAATGTATTATGGCCAAGCTATTCTACTCGTACCGCGATGGGCAGGTGTACATGCTCCACAAGTACTGCCCGTTGGAGCTGCTCATGGACAAGCAGATGAGCGGCGGAAACGGTCTGCTGATTTACGCCAGCGAGGAAGCGTTTGAGATTGTGGAGTACCTGTACGGAAAGGAATCAGGTTACACAATCAAGGTGCGCCCGAAAACAGCCGAACCGCTGCTCGGTATCATTTTGAAGAAGGCGGTAGAGAAATGATAATCTGCATTGCCTTGATTCTGTTCGGAACAGTGTTGATTTACTACGCTTTGACAAGCACTGATTGCAACACGTGTTGGAGACGCCAGCACGAGGACATAATCGCAGCCCGTGCAGGAATGGGAATAGTCGTCGTCGGTTGCCTTTTGGTTTGCTATCAGTTCGCGTATTGGGGGTAAAAGATGGATGCATGGACAGAGTTGTTTGAAAATCCAAGCGAGCCGAAAATGGGTTCAGCTAACGCCATTCAGGACAAGTTCAACAGCATGATACTTGACCTGAACGATGATTTGCAGGATGAAATTGGTACACG